GCCGCGTCAATCAAAGCCTGATTGATGGCCTGCTGCATCGTGCCTTGCTGCGCCTGCTGTTGCGTGATGCTCTGGCCCATGTTGAAGCCCTGCTGAGCAAGGCCGCCAAGCTGGCCAGCAGCGCCCGCCCGCAGGCCAGCCGCAGATAGTGCGGCAGATTGGTTAGCAAGCTGTGCCTGCAACCCCGTCGATTGGCCGAACTGTGCGGCGGCAGCGCGGGCTGCTTGGTTGGCCTGTTGAGCCTGCGCGCGTTGTGATTGCGCGAACTGGGCCGCCGCCGCCCGCGCGGCTTGGTTAGCCTGTGCAGCCTGCAATGCGGCGGCCTGATTGGCCTGCTGAGCCTGAAGTGTGGTCGATTGACCGAACTCCTGAGAGCGAGCAAATGCGCCTTGGTTAGCAAGAGCGGCCTGAAGCTGGTTTGCAACGTCCTGCTGAGACGCCCCGAGAGCCGTTTGGAAGCCCTGCGCGCGAAGCTGCGAGGCAAGCTGGCCGCCTTGCTGCGCAAAGGCTTCGTTAGTTAGCGCCTGAGCCACGCCCTGACGAGACCCGCCGAAAGCACGCGCTGCGGTTGCCTGCGCGCCCATCTGGGCCATCTGCCGCATGCGCTGGCGCTCAAGGTCGCCCATAGAGCCTTCAATGACCTGCTGCTCATACGGGTTGAAATACTGCTGGACCCCGCCGAGAGCGGCCTGCGCAGCCACCTGTTGCGGGTCATATCCAAAAGTAGTCCCAACGCGCTCAGCCGTCAGGGCATCTGGTGTATACCCGAAATTCGTGGCCACCGCGTCGGGCTTGTAGCCAAACGATGTTCCAACCTGCTGCGGCTGGAATGCCGCCGCCGCGTTGGCAGCATTAATCGCGCCCGTGTAAGCGCCAGCCGACTGTTGGAAGATGTTCGGCTGCGTCGGCGCTGCGGGCTGCGTCGGCGCTGCGGGCTGCGGCATGACAGTTGCTTGCATCGGAGCCGGGCGAACAGGCGTGCTGTTAAACGGCGTAGGAGCCGGGCGAACCACTGCCGCGGGAACAGTGGCTGGCGCAGCAGACGGCGTTGCGACTCGTCTTGGATTCGATCCACCAGCCATGATTATTTCCCCCGTCCCATACCGCCGCCGCCGTCACGCCCAATAGGGCCAATTCCTGCACGATTGGCAGCCCCAGAAAGCGGGCCGCCAGAAAATGTAGTGCCGCTGCGACCCGGCCCACCGCCGTCAAACATGTCTCGAACGCTGGTGAAGCCGCCATCGTTCGCATTAGTCGAGCGAGACATGCCGCGATCTCCATCACGCCCACGATCATCACGCTGACTGTTTGCCGAAGGGATGGCAGGCGTTGGCATCACAGGAAGCGTCGTAATCGGTTCGAAAGTGTTGATAGGCTGCGCGCCAGTGATCGGGTCAATGAACATGCCCGTGATGGCGTCATATTGGCCCGGTCGGCGGGTCTGCAACTCAGCCAATGCCTGATCGTAAAGACCGCCTGACGAGTAACCCTGCAATCCGCCAGCGAAGGTCTGCGGTGCAGGCATTCCCTCCATGCCGGTCATGCCGCCACCCGGCAGACCAAAAGCCCCGGCTGCGCTGCTTGTGCCCTGCATAGACGCCATCTGCATCGGCGTCATGGCAGCAACGTCAGGACCGTAATACGGGGTATAACCGATGTTGGCGACACCTTGGCCGCGCGCCAAATTCTCTTGGGCCGCCGCTTCCAGCCATTCGGGGATTTTGACTTCCGTGGTGGACTTGCCACCCTTACCGCCGCCGCTCATTCAAAGTCCCTTTCCAACACTGTCATCACTGGCCTGTATCCGTGCTTCGCAAGAACTCGCTCCCAGCCACGTCGCCCAGCGATTGTCATTGATGTGCAGCCCTGTGTCTTTCCCCAAGCCACGGCGGAATCAATCATGTTGACGATTGTTTCCATCTCACCACCGGCTAAAAAAACGTGCAGGACACTTTTCTTAGGATATAACACAATCTCAGTGACAGCGCACCCCTTTTCAGCAGGCCACAACTGCATGCGACCGCTCAGGATGCCCTCAGCCACATCTTGGAAATCATGCGACCCGCCGCTGTATTCCAGCGCGTCTTCAATCCACTTGCGGCAATGCTCTAAGAGCGTCATGCTTGCACCCGACTGATGACCAGCGTCACCGACGGAGAGGCTGGTGCGTAGGCCGTTGCGGCGTGCGCCTTCAAAGTTCCGCTCGTGTTGTCAGTGGCCCACATCACATTCAGCACGTCATTGGCATTGACGCTGAAAATCGCTGTCCGAGAAACCACGATGGTAGCGCCGTTGTTGTGCAGGCTGGCGACAATCGTGCTGCCCGTCACGTCCGTGCCGTTAAGCCTCGGCCAAAACCGAAAGTTCACCGTGCTGGACGTGGAACTCGCAATCTGCGCCGTGAAGGCCAGCTTGTACAAGCCGCCCTCAATAAAGGTGATCTCAGTCAGGGGCGATCCAGTAAGCGTGATGCCCTCGGTGGTGATGTCATCCAAGGCAATCTTATAAGCCGTGTCAGCCGCCGCCGCCGTGATGTCAGCATCTTGGCCCAATACCGCATAGCCGTCGGCCAGAACGACCTGCCGCCACTCGCCGCCTTTGGAGACGATGGGGTAGCCGCCAGCCGCATCCCACAGAATAATCCCGTCCGTCGCCGGGCTGGCATCGCTCGATTTGAAGCTGAGGTTATCCCACGTCCGCGCGAGAAAACGGCGCAACTCCTCGCCCCACCCGCGCAAATCCTGCCCGATGACCGGGATGCCAAACCTCATCGACGGCCCCCAGCATCAACGTCAAGCCTCGGGATGCCCCAGCGCCAATCAGCCAAACGCGCGCCGACAACGCGCATCGAAACTTGCCGCCCGCTAAACCGCACGCTGGTTGGTGCCGCCATTGAATATGGGCCATAAGACCGCTCAGTGTCATTTGGATAGAACCGGGTCTTGAACGTCGTGGTCACGTCTCCCTGCGTTTTCTCGTCCGGGATCAACTCTTTGGCCATCATCGTTTGATCGCCAACGCCGATCTGCACCGGGCCACTTTCGACATAGACCTCGGCACCATCATAGTTCCAGCCGGTTTCATGCGCGTAAATCGGCCCTGTTGGCGCGATCATGATTGGGTTACGGAACACGCCAGCATCGACGCCGCATGTGCGGGCCATCGCGCCGATAGTCCAATACCCTTCGGCGTAGTTATAGGCCACATATCTGTCGTTTTCGTTCGACGTGGCGGATGGGTAAAACCACCAAACCTCATTCTGAAGGCCATTCGCCACGCAGGCGACCTTAGAAATTTGCGCGATGTTCAGATTGCTGAAAACGTAGTCCGACACCTCGGACGGCAAAGGCTGCACGCCGCCGCCGGTGAACGAGTAGAACCCGTCGCGGCTCATCCAGAACACGCCAGCATCAACCGCCGCCGCGCAGTTGCGCGAGGCTGCACCACAAGACGAACCGACACGCTCAAAGCCGTAGACAAAGGGCGGACCTTGGTATGTCGCCGTGTGCGCGTCCACGTCGGTCAAGATCAACGCCTGCCCGCGCGTGCGAAGCGCCAGCATGATTTGGCCGTTGGTCTGCAACTCCAAATCGCCAGCCTCGTTCGTCGTGCTGGGCGTCCAGACTGTGTTGTTTTCTCGGTCGGACCATTGAACCTTGCGAGGGTTTCCGCCAGCGCCAAGGGCAAACAAGAAACGCTCCTCAGTAACAAGAATGCCGCTGTTGCTCGTCGGCGCGTTGGTCACGACAACGGCATCATTGGCCGTGTTAAGCGTCCATTCATAAATGTCGCCGTCAGCATTAGAGCATGCGACAAGATATTCGCCCCAGTTATCCAAAGACCAAGTTGTCGCTGGGATCGGGGTTTCGCCTTCTGGCCGCTCAGTTCCGTAGAAGCTGACGCCATAAAGCCCTCCGCCGTATCCATCATTTGCATCTGCGCTGACAATGCCAGCCGTCAGCCCGGTCGGCGTAATGTCGGTTACGGTGTTGCTGGCACCCATGACTTTCA